GCCGCGACCACGACCAAGATGCTTGGAATTTTGAGATTGACGAAACCGATTGCTGGAAGTAAAGATTATGAAAATAGAAAACATAGAAGTAAAAGTGGGCGATGAAATTCGCGTTGGAATGCAGCTGATGATAGTTGATGAAATCACAGAATTTGACACCATCATTGCAATTGATGAAGATGGTGAGGAATTAGAGTTAACCGAAAATGAATTTGACGTTTTCGGTAGCCAAGGCACACAGGTGCTAACCTATTCAGAAAGTATGGAAAGATAAATTATGGAAACAAGGACAACAGTAAACGCAGAGTTGGAAACCAACGAGAATTTTATGACTATTGACGGGGTACTTTTCTCCGTGGTAGAGCATAGGACGTTTGATGATTTTGGAGTGAACACGGAAAGCTTCAAGGTCGTGAACTTTAGCGGTGAAACTCGCGTGCTTCACAGTGATGATGATGCGCTAACCTTCTGGGAGAATTAGAAATTATGAAAGAAGAAAAGTATTATAGAATAGAACTCGCCGCATACGGCAAGAAAGAAGCTGTCGGACGCTGGGGCGGATTTGATAAGGCGAACGCCTTTTTCTCCACCGATGCCAAGCCAGCAACGGCGGAGTTTATCAAAGCAATTGAGAAGGCTATGGATAAAACTTTCGAGCAACAGTCTCGCTATTGGCTAGACTATACAATTGGCAAGCTGTTCGTGCAGGATGGGTGGGAGAAGGTTAGCCCGATGTCTCCCGCTTGGGAGTACCGCACACCAACCACTATGTCACACGCGGTGTGGCGGGAGGTCTAGATTCTCAACCCCTACCCCCCCCCTTTTTGAAAACTAAATTTCGGATTTATTTTAATATACTCCCGGGGGAGGGTAAAATATCTGTTCGCGAGTTTTTCGATTTAGGTGTTTTTAATTTATCGTTTATTTTTTATTGCAAAATGTAAAGTTTGGTGTTAATATTTAGCATATGGACAAATTAGAGAAACAATGGTTAGTTTTTGAAGCTTTTGGAGTTAACTTTCCTTGGAAAGATATTACCAACTTACCAGAAGAAGAGTTAGACTTCTTAAACAACAAAGCTGAAGAAGCAAAGAAGCGTCACGAGGCTCAAGTTGAGGCTCAGAAACAGCAACAACAAGCACAACAGGCCCAAATGGCAGCAATGCAAGCGGCTCAGCAACAAGGAGGAGCAAGACCTCAAGGGGGAAACATTATTACCCCAGACCAAGCATACAGTTTTGATCAGCCCTAGTTGAAAAAACTACTTAACATAATACAGTTAATCTGCTTGACGGCTTACTATTTCGTGGCGGCAATTTTTGTTGGGTTGTATTCTTTTATAACCAGCTTCTTTAAAAGAGAATGAACTTATTATTTGATAGAATATATGTAATAAATTTAAAAAGAAGGCCAGACAAGCTCTCAAACATCATGAATGAGCTTGCGAAGCATGATCTTCTTGGCTCTATTCCTGTAGAAGTAATCCCCGGTGTTGATGGTCAGTCAGAAGTCGATGATGAATTTTTGGCTGCTAATAATTATAAAATTTATAATAAATGGTCTGATCCGTGGTGGGGGCGATCTATTTCAAAAGGAGAGATAGGATGCGGAGTAACTCATCATAAAATCTGGGAAAAAGTAAAAGAAGGTAACGAAAATATACTAGTCTTAGAAGATGATGTAGTATTAGAGAGTAATTTCTTTAATAGATGTCTAAAAGTAGCACCCCAAGTTCAAAAATTAGACTTTGAATTTCTTTACATGGGCAGAAAAGCCATCTTTCCCGAAAAGGAAGAAAGACTTACTGACTTATTGTTGATTCCAGATTATAGTTACTGGACTTGCGCTTATGTGGTTACCCCGAAAGGAGCCGAAAAGTTATACAATGGAGGATATAACGAAAAACTTATTCCTGTTGATGAATATATTCCTTATATGTATGGTTCGCCACACGATTTAGTGCAAGATATTTTTAATTCTCCTCAAGACCTAAAAGCATACGGATTAATAGAACATCTTGCTGAACCTAACAATGAAGCCTTCGAGGATAGCGAAACAGAAAAATCTGAACCATATGAAATTTCAAAAAGAGAAGACGTAAAAGTCTTTGCCTTTGCCACAGAGACCAACGATGGCCTTAAGATGCTGTATGAGAGCAGTTTAAAGTATGGTGTACCATTGGAGTACGTTGGCTTAAATGGAGAGTGGAGTGGAGGAAATGAAGCTAGACTCGATAGCCCCGGAGGCGGTCAGAAAGTAAACATACTCAAAAATACAATCAAAGATATGGTGGACGATACATTAGTTATCTTTACTGATGGCTATGATGTATTATACAATGAAGGTTTAAATGTAATTCTTGATAAATTTAAGGAATTTGACACAAAAGTGCTTTTTGGTGCGGAAATATCTTGTTGGCCCAACGATGATTTAAAATATGACTACCCAGAAGTAGATTCACCTCTAAAATATTTAAATTCAGGAGTTATTATCGGCTACGTAGGAGAATTAAAAAAAATTACAGAAGAATCAATAGAAGATGCTGATGATGATCAACTATATTATACTAAAAAATATTTATCAGGTGAGTTTGATATTAAATTAGACCATGGATGCAAAGTAATTCAAAATTTATCAGGTTTTAATGAAGTAGAAATAAATAAAATAAAATCAAAATTAAGAAATACAGCTTTCAAGACAATTCCGTGCATTATCCATGGAAATGGAGACGTTAACGTCAAAATGTCTCTTTATAGAATGTTTAATTTTTTAGTTAATTTTAAAAATCATTATGGGTATACTCCGGTTAACGAAATTGAAGTAAATGAGCTTCCGAAAATTGCTTACAGCATTAATCTTTCACAACCTCCCCAATTAGTTCAAGAAAGCTTAGAAAATTTATTAGACTTGGATTACGATAGAGAAAAAATCTCTTTACATTTAAATATGGGGCACGAAACCCAACTCGCGGTCTCTCACCCAGTCATGGAAGTGGTAATGTCTTTTGGTAAATTCTTTTATACCGAAAATCACCAAAAAACGAACATTTTAAAAGAAAACAGCTTTAAAGAGTTCCTAGAACAAGATATAGAATATTTATTTACTATAGATAGTGATTGTAGAATTACAAATAAACAAATTATACAACATTTAATTAAAAACAACAAAAACTGCGTCTCTCCCCTGCTTAGACATGGAATGTCCCACTTCTCGAACTTCTGGAATGGAGAAAAAAGAGACTTTAAGGAATCTCAAACCTCAATAAGACCCACGGATTCGAACGTCCCCGATGAGTATGCTGCAATTTATGATGGAGCCCTACGGGGGTGCTTTAATGTTTTGTTTGTTGATAAGTGTTTTTTAATAAAAAAGGAAATTTTACCCAAAATTCAAGATTTTTACCGTAAAAACAATGATGGGCACCCTGATAAAATTAATTTTTGTGCCAACATGATTAATGAGGGCGTTCATATGTATCTAGACAATCAGAAAGATCATGGAATTATTGTGTAATTTATTTAAATCATGCCCCAGTCAAGCGAGCCATTTAAATTCACAGACACAACCACTGACGTCGCAGGAATTCCGAAAGCTAAATCTGATGCTATTTATACCACAGATCTAGGTAGTGCTGGTGCACACAATTTACAAAATCAACCAGTTCGTTTTAACGGAACTACTTATGGAACATTAGATAGTTTGGGGGCAGCCAATTATTTTGATAATGTTTACATGCCCCAACCCAAGACTCGGGAAACGAAGAGTTCGTGCGGCAGCGATTGCAATGGTCCAAACGATGCATCAAATCCTACTTACGATGATGATTATCGTTATTGGCCAGCAAAACGGGACGAACAAGGAGGAATAGCAGGAGCAATTTATACTTCGACCGTTAATGCGGGACCGGGATGTTTACGTTATGAATCTGTAAATTCTCAAAGTTCTGATGAAGGTCACTGGAACAGCGCGTATGGTTCAAACTTTGCTCATGATGGAAACTTTCTAGGTTCACCCGCCTACAATACTGTTTATTATACAACACCAGATGATAATACTTTTTTAAATGGAAGTAATTTTACAATAAGTAATTATATAGCTTCTTTTCTTACTAAGTTCGCCCGTGGATATTTTACTGATTGTTGTACTAACACTCTTGTCGATGCAGACTTTTTAAATGACACAACAAAAAAGTGGGGGAACTTTGGTAGTAATAATATTAGATATGGAATTCATTATTATGATGATTACGACGGTGGCAACGGTTGCGGGGCTGGAGGAAATTGCTGTAATGACGTACAAGCATGTGGGCGTATTTTCAGGCCAGATTCGCTTGCTACAGATGCATACGTAGAGGTCGCTCCCCTGTACCTTGTTGGTGGTATTCGCGCTGGACACGTTAATTCGTCTGACGCGGGTTACGCTTGGTTAAAAGATGCCGAAACATACAGTTGGACTGAAAGTGATATATATAACACATCAGAACCGACTCAAGTTAGCAACAACCCTCCGGGCAAGTTTGGCGTTGTAGATAATAATAGAACTGAAAGACACTTTAATGAAGTTAGATGTATGCAGTCGACTTTGGGAGATTTAGCTAACCCTGAAAGTCCTGCGGGTGTAGCAGACCTAGGGGCGAGCCCAAGCACATCAGAAAGATGTACTGCTGGATGCCTTGGATTAAGCGCTGTTCCGACTTGGTTTGTAAACGAGGGCAAAACCTACGCTTCGGCGGGAGTGATGTAAGTTTTAGTGTATATTATATAAAGGTTATTAAAGTATATGCCTAGAGAAAAGAATAAATCTAACACAGGCAAGCTTAAAATCCGAGGAGACAAGGATTTAGCTGAAGAAATTTCAAATAAAAACATTACTGAAAAATTCATTGTTGATAATCCAATAAAAAGAGCAATAAAAATACACCAATTCCCTTGGACTGAAAAACAGAAGGAATTCTTTAAAATTGCATTACACCCATCAACAAACATCGTTTTTGTAAACGGACCGGCGGGCACCTCTAAAACACTTTTATCTGTTTATTGTGGATTACAGATGCTTAATATGAAATCTATTTCTGATATTATGTATTTAAGATCAGCAGTAGAGAGCTCAGACAAAAGCTTAGGCTTTTTACCGGGGTCAGCAGACGAAAAATTAAAGTTTTTTAATTTACCGTTTTTAGATAAATTAGATGAATTATTAGGTACTGGAAAATCTGAAAAGCTGATAACAGAAAGGCGCATCAGTATGTTTCCTGTTGCGTTTGCTAGAGGTATGAACTGGAACGCAAAATGTATAATTCTTGACGAAGCGCAGAATTCGACACTTAAAGAAATAACTACTGTCTTGACCAGAATGGGGAAGAACAGTAGATGCTTTATTTTAGCTGATCCGATGCAAACTGATTTAAAAAGCGAATCTTCCCAAGGTGGTTTTCAGAAAATGTTAAAAACTTTCTCGGATGAAGAAAGTCTGCAGCATGGTGTTTATACTTTTAATTTTACAGAAGAGGATATTATGCGGTCCGAACTTGTTAAATTTTTAGTTAAAAAAATAAATAAAACTAATTGACAATATGACATGAATCATCCAGAGGCGGACCAATACGAACTATACATGAAGTACCTTCAACAAGAATTTCACGAGTCTAACAGGTTCTCTCCACACGGAGAACAGAAAATCGCATTAGTAGATATCGACGAAACTATCTGTTTTTATCCCGGTAAAAGGCAATATGATTTAGCTGAACCTGATAAAGAAAATATTGCCAAAATAAACAAACTATATGACGAAGGTTGGAAAATTGAATACTGGACAGCTAGAGGTGGTTCTGAAAAATCAAGAAAATCAGGAAAGTGCTATTACGACTTTACTTGGAAACAATTAGAATCTTGGGGATGTAAATTCCACGATTTATCTACAGGCACAAAAGGGGAACATGTTAAGCCTCCTTACGACTTAGTGGTGGACGATAAAGCTAAAAGGATTGAAGAATTATAAATAACGAATTGACTTTTTACAAAAAACAGTGTAATGTATATACAACATGAAGATTTTAATTATTAGTGCTGCGTTTTTTGCAATTGGTTGTGACTGGGGAAATTCCGGATGTCCGGACTGTTCCTGCGAGGCAGGATGCTGCTCATCCGACAGTTGTCCAGTCGCCGATTGCAATTGCGCTTGCAAGGAGTAAAGTGGGTACTTGGAGCTCATCCATAGGGAAATTTAAAAAACCCGACAAAGACCACGGATTGTTATGGAAAAAAATTCGTAACTGGTGGTGTGGAGTGGGTTTATGCAATATGAATACCTGCACAAATAAAAAGTATCATCAGGGAGACATCCCCAACGACTGTCGTGACGAAGGTTGCGATTGTCACGATAAAAAATAATTTGGGAGTGTACTGGTTTCGACTTAAGGCCAGACGTTCAAGTTGCAAGTAGGAGATGATAGTCGGCTCCTTAAAAAATCTATCAAAAACAGTTAAATGCCAATAGTGATATTGACATGGAGTTAGCTCCTTCTGTTGCCGAAGCGGACGCGATTCTCGCCAAGCACGGCTACATGGAGGAAGAACTCCTGATGGCAGCATAACCTGCCCCGTCCTACTCTGGATGCTCGTTAAGGAGCTAGGGCGTCGATAACGAGCAAAAAAAACTAGGAAGAGTGAGGAGTCTAGTATAAATAAAGTGCCTCCAACCTCGTGCGTGGTTGTTAGTGACGAAGCACGAAAATTGACACTAACTAAACTTGTAGTATATTTGAATTGATAGTTTTAGGAACGCGGGTTCAACTCCCGCCACTTCCACCATTTTATGGCTGCGCCTAAACATTTAGACATACAGCTTATCAAGGGGATCCACGACTGTGGAGCCTCTTACTTCCAAATTGCTAAACATTTTAATTTATCCAAAAGTACTCTCTCTTATCATCTTAGCGAGGGTGGAAAAGAGCGTCAGTACAAATACAGACAACAAAATAAAAAAAGTCCTGAATTTATTACTAGTAAGAAGGCGACTTCATTTAAAGCCAAAAAACATATCCCCAAGGAAATCAAAGATAATAAATACGAAAGCATAGAACAAATTGTAAATTCTAAAGCACAACATTTTAAAAAAGAATATAGAGGAAAAAACAAAATGAAACGAAAAAATAACCGCAAACAAGGAAATTTTTCAGAAAACTGGACGGGGAAAGATGCCCTTAAATATATTGGGGGGAAAGATAATGCGTATTGCTATTTAACAGGAGAAAAATTAGATTTAGCCAAATCCGACGAATATCACTTTGATCACATTTTACCACCCAGAAAAAACGGAACCAACGATTTGTCTAATTTGGGTGCAACAACAAGAAACGCCAATGTGTCAAAAAACGACATGACGGTAGAAGAGTACCTTGAGCTATGCAGTAAAGTTTTAGAACATCATGGATATTCTGTAACTCCTCCCAAAAATTAAAAGTTATTTATAATAGCTTGTATTTCTCTTAATTTAAGTATCTTATTGTAATACTCTTCCTTCAGTTTTGAATCACCACTACTCTTACAGTACCTATATTGATGATTCTCGCATTCTCTTATCTCGCCCTCTAGCAGATCTATAAGTAATTTTTTATGCTCCTTAATTAGCTCTACTTTTTGGCTAATGCTTATGTGGTTCATTTTGATTTTTTAGAATTAGATTCTAATTTTTTTACTATTTTTTCACACTCATGAGCTAGGTTATTCATTACATTAGCTTCCTGTTTATCTTTGGAGCTATAGAAAGAAAGTGCCATTATCTCTTTGAGGTTTTTTTCGAGTTGTCTATAAGCTTCTTGTTCATAGTTCATAAAGTATCCCCCCAATATAGATTACAGCTAAAAATTAAAAAAAAATGAATTATTTTGTGTTTTTTTCCTGTAATATTTAAATATGAAGATTTATTGTCCAAATTGTGGTGGCGCGACAGCCTATTCTGGCCCAAAGCCTAAATTCTGCTCGTCGTGCGGAAACCCAATGTCAGCACTAGCAAGAAAGGAAAAGGAAGAACAAAAGAACTACGAGATTCACGAGGATATAAACATAGAAGAAGATCCATCAGAGAATTTCGATTTAGGTAATATGGATAAACTAGAAGTGGAAATAACTCACCAATCAAAAAACAACGTTACTTTTGGTCAGATTATGGAAAACTCAGCAGACGCAACAGTACAGGGGGATGTGACCTTTACAAAAAAACCAAGTACCCCTCAAAAAAGCTCAGAACAAGTGATGGAACAATTCCGAAAAGAGGCTGGTACGCTGCGAAACAAGAATGCCTAAAAAAGACAAAAAACTAATATTTGAAGAATGTATAGAAATAATCGATGCAGAATTACAAAAAAGAAAAAACAGGTGGAACTTAACAAGTCTAGCTTGGATGGATTATGATGACGTTTCTCAAATTATAAGAATCCATATTTATAAAAAATGGGATTTATACGACCAATCTAAACCGTTGGCTCCTTGGCTGAATAGAATTATATCTAATCAGATAAAAAATATAATAAGAAATAACTACGGAAACTACACAAGGCCATGCTTAAAATGTTCTGCCTCGGATGGAGAAAATGGATGCGAAATATACGAGGATCAGTGCGTTTCTTGCCCCCTGTTTGAACATTGGTTTAAAAACAAAAAAAGAGCACATGATACGAAGTTGCCCGTCTCACTAGAAAATCACCCACAAGAAATACACAGTAAAGCCTCAGACTCCTTTAACCTAGAGGCAGAAGTAGATAATCTTCATAGAAATATGAAAAAAGAATTAAAACCTATAGAGTGGAGGGTATACAACCTTTTATATATACAGAACAAAACAGAAAATGAAGTAGCAAAAGAGATGGGGTATGTCACTTCAGAAAAAAATAGACAGCCCGGATACAAACAAATTAAAAATATTAAAAAAGCGATAATCAAAAAAGCGAAACAACTTATTTCTGAATAATGAACTTAAGCGAAGAAAATCAAAGTAAAATTTTAAATGCGTGGAATTCCAGCAAGGAAGAACCTCCGTCTTTAATGGAACTAACAGAACTATGTTTTGGAAGCGAATTCGATGGAAGAAGCAAAGAGGGGAGAGCGGTTAAAGATTTTTTAGCCTCTAGACAATTGAGGGCTAGAGCTTCAGACGAATATCAAGCCAAGGGACTATTAGATTTAACAAAGGATCAAGAAGATTTCATAGACAACAATTTGGGCAACATGAAGGCTATGGAAATAGCAAGGGTCATATATAAAAATGACCAGTTAACCAACCTTAGTCAAGAGACCAGAACTGTAGCAGAATACATCAAAATTAACTCTAGGGGTATAGAACCCTACGAAAGACCAGAAAACGTCCCTACGGGGCAATACAAGCCACCAAAGACCATTCCTGTGATTATTGCTAGGGTAAACAAATACGTTTTAAATGGAATAGATAAAGAGAAATTGGCACCCAAAATTAAAAAAGACCTAAAGTCTTTAATTAGCTATCTACATACATTTAGATTTAATCACCAGATTAACAGTTTTGCGTCAACAACAGATAGAGAATTATTCGAAAGTAGCTTTGTTAGATATACATTCGATAAGGGAGACTTAACCCAAGAGGAGGTTGATCAATATATAGTATTAGCAACAGAGGTTGTTATCTCATCTAGCATACAGGCAAGAATAGAACATTTGCAAAATTTATTAGATGACTCTGCTGACGATAGCGAAGGAAGAAGAATCGCGATGAGCTTAGTGGAAGCTATCAGTTCTAGACAAACCGAATATAACCAATCAGTAAATAGACAACAAAAATTACTAAACGACCTGAAGATTAAAAGGAGCGATAGAATGAAACAGATAACAGAGGCTTCAGCAAGCGTTGTCAGTCTAGTGGAGATGTGGAAAGAAGAAGAGTCAAGAAAACAAATGATTGATTTGGCAGAATTAAGAAAAGAATCCCTATCAGAAGAGATTGGTAAATTATCAAGTATGGATGAAATTAAATCGAGGATCATGGGGATTAGCGAGGATGAAGTTCTAAATGGTTAAATGCGAAGAATGTAATCAAGAGTTCGAAACAGACAAGAAGCTTCACGCTCATCTGAAGAATCACTCTTTAAGGGTTGTGGAATATTATCAAAAGTATTTTCCACGACATGATTTGTATGATAAAAAAATAATTAGATTTAAAAACAAAGATCAATATTTTAGAGATGATTTTAATACCCTAACAAATCTAAAAAAATGGATCAAAGATAAACCAATAAAAGAATCCAAGTCTTATTGTCAAAACATTTTAACCAAAAGAAAACATAATAAAAATATTAAATATTCTCCTACTCAAGTAGAATTAAGAACTATATTAAGCCCACCCATTCAATACTATAATGAAATCTTTTTTGATTACTATGGACTTTGTGAAAAAATTGGCTTTGAAAATAAATACCAAAACTCAACAAAAATTATAGATGGGAAAGAGTACGACAAAGAAAAATATAAAATATTAATAGACACAAGAGAACAAAAGCCGCTTAAGTTTGAAAGAGAAACAATTTCCCAAAAATTAGATTACGGAGATTATGCATTTAGTCATCCAGAGCATTGCTGTGATTGTCACATAGAAAGAAAATCCCTTTCTGATTTTATCAGCACAATTAGTGGCGGTTACGACAGGTTTATTAAGGAACTAGAAAGGGCGAAAGAT